GAGAATATCTCTGAGATATTGCGGAGGCTATTAAATTGGCGGTTTGTGATGCTGAATCTATAGCGAATGCTGAGTTTTCACTAATACGATCTCTTTTTTCTTGCTCTCTCACGCCTTCTTGCTCTATTATAAGAGCTTCCTGCTCATTCTTGAGAGCTAGTTCTTGTTCAGAACCCTCGATAAATGCTGCTCTCTTGGACTCAAACTCCCTATTAATAGAAGCAATCTTAGCATCAACTACGGCATTATCTCGGTCTTTTCCTGCAGACATTTGTACTATCTCACGTGCAGTTTGTGCGTCTGAAAATCCTGCAATCTCTTCAGTTAAAGATGCTTGCAGTGCGACTTTAGCTGCAGCTGCGGCTTTTTCCTCAGCTGCCTCTCTATCTCGAATTGCTTTCTTTTCTTTAAAAACTCTTTGTGCGTATGAAACTAGCCCGTCTGAGTGATTCTTCTCAAATGCTAGATTTTCATCGTGCATAGCTTTCTTACCTGAGGTGAATGTTTTTTCAGCAGCTAATTTTGACTCCGCCGCTGCTTTTGCTTCAGCAGCTATCTGAGCAGGTGTTTCACCACCAGAACTATCACCACCGGAACTATCACCACCGGAACTATCACCACCGGAACTATCACCACCGGAACTATCACCACCGGATTGTATACCAGCCATCTTTTTAAATAATACAATTTGTCTTGCGACTGCATCATTTTTTCTTTGAACCTGTATTACATCTTCTTCAAGAAATCGATTACTACCCTTTGAGGTTTCAACCCATACTTTACCTTTTATAATAGAACCGCTTAAAGCACCATTGTATAATTTTTGCTGTTCATATAATTTTGCTAATCTCTCACCAGCTACTTCAATCTCATTCACTCTCATGAATCCAGCTTGAATCTTAGAAGCCTTGGTAAACTCACGCATACCTTGAGTCATAGTTGAAATAAATTTAGCACCAGAAAGTAATACTGGGACTAAATCAGTACCTATAGAGATCCTAAGATTCTGGATTTCTGTTTCCATTGCAGCAATTTGTAAAGCGGCATCACCTGGAGAGACTGCAAAGTCGTCCATCTTCTCTTTCATCTGTTGTATGGCATCACCAACAACATCTTTAGACCCCATAACCTGGATACCAACATCATCTAAAAACTGAGCAGATCCACGGGCTAAACCTGTGAATACCGATTGCATAGCTACGCCTACATCTTTACCTGTTGCAAGTGCAAACTTTGACGTAAATTCCATCGCCACTTTCATATCGGCAGGATCAATTCCCGAAATCATACCCTGAATAGCTTTTTGCTGAATAGATACATCGTCAACCATTCCAAGTGTAGCTTTTCTCATATCAGTAAGCAGTTTGTCGGAGGCAAATCCTCTTGCCATCGCCATTTTATCGAAATTAGATGATACTAACTTTGCAGTAGCTCCAAGTTTTGCAAGCTGTATAGTCTCTGATAGTGCTTTTTTTGCAAATTGTACGCTTATATATGCGAGCGCGGCTTTTTTAAGAGTGCCTAAACTGTCGGCGTGTTTTTTGGTTTTCTTACCAGCATTTTCTGCCGCCGTTCCAGACTTTTTTATATTATCCGAGATTTGCTTTACAATATCCGAAACATCGTCTATACCCTCAAAGGTAAATTTAACCGCTTTATCTGACATTATTCTGAGCCTCTCTAAATTTAGCTAAATATTTTTCATAAATATTAACATTGTCATACCAAAGGGCGGGTATATTTTCGTAATCTGAATATGTAATAGGTGCTATCATGCTATATTTCGAATACCACGCTTTAAGATCCTCACTTATAAAATATTGAGGGTGTCTAAATAGTCGGTATTTTTCCCCATTAATTTTAAATGTCAATAAATATCTGTATATTTTTTGTCCTGAAGCGTCTATATGAGCAGGTCCCTCCACTCCGTAAAAATCTCCCTTTTTATTAGAGACACCCCGGCATTCAGAAAGCGGAGGGAGACCGCCAAGAACACCGGAGTGCATAGCCGCTAGTACTATTTTCCCAGAGTATCGTCCCATTTCGGGTTTGATATTCTGTATAATTCGTCAAATAAATCGTCTATTAGGTCGGGGTGATATGTTTCAAAAATCTCTTCTTTGATATATCCCTCTTCATCAGCTTCAAATTTCAATTTTTTCAATTTTTTTGAAGTGCCCTTTAATTTAACGCCACCCAGGCACTCTCTCACTATTTCAGATTTTAAATCTTTATCTGTATATTCGTCAATAGCCGCAAGGTATGCACTATATTCTTGTGGAAATTTTGTTATCCCTTTAACGCTTACAAAATTGGTAATGTCAATATTTTTCCTTTTTGCCCATAAGCTGACTTCGCCCCTGACAATAGCAAAATCACTATCTAATCTATGCCGTTGCGATGGTGAAAAAGGTCTCAGCATAAAAACGGGACGGTTAGATTTTGCCGCCCCTGCCTTATCAAGTAAAATCTCCGGAATATACGGAACTGCTTTTCTTGATATTGTTAAACCTGTAAATGGTGTCTTTTTTGGTATGTCGATAATATCGTTTTTACCAAAGTCTTTTTTTACTGCTTTTTTCTTACTCATTTTTCGGTATCCCTCCGCTTAAATTAATGAGGCTTTTTACACCCCGGTTATTATTCTACTGTTAAAGTTTGCACTAAAGTAAATGCTCGAACTTCAAATTCTAACTCCTCTGAAATTAAGCCCTCGGATTCTCCATCTTTACGGCTTGAAATATTGGCATCTGTAATTGTCAAAGTCCAATCTCCAAGCGGTATAGTTATTGGATTAAAAGTTGTGTCATCAATAGTGTCGGCGACAAGACCAGAGGTTGTAATGTCTTGCTTTTCAACACCAACCGTTAATTTACATTCTGTGCCCGTAACTTGATATTGATACACACCGCCATTTTTAGATGGGTCTTTTCTAAGTGTTACCGAGTTACCTAAATCAAGACCGAAAGATTGGAGTATAAAAGGTGTCGTACCAATTACAAATCCGCCTTGCTCTAGCTTCGGAGTTACTCCAGCATCAAGCCCCTGTAATGCTCTAATCGGTGCAGATCCATCAGCTTCACTTTCGTACGCAGAGCTAAAAGTATATTCACATATAACCTCTTCGCCTACATCTGCAGCCCCTATTTTCAAATTACACTGTATACCACGCCCTTTTTTCTCGATTGCAGTCGGTGTAGTTCCGCAAGTTATATCGTTACTAAGGCAAGAAACTGTCTCACAAGGCATCGAGCCGTCGTATGTATATGTAACGCTTGTTAGTGCCACAAGACTTTCCACAAGTCCAGCGGCTTCAAACAAAATACCCTGATTTGGCGCAGTTCCTGCAACTCCCGAATTAATCAACTCGGTTTTTCCTGTAAATCCGCCTGTAATCATTCCGGATTTTGAAGCGGCAGTCGTTAAATTGCCGTTGGCTGGTTTTCCTTTGTTGGAAAAATGGTAATCCCATTCTATTGCTGATAATTTAAAAAACTCTATGTTAAAACTTGCAGCAGCAACGGGTGTATATGTTCCTTTAGTGCCCTCTTTTGTAAAACCAACTATTCTGTTTTGTGTTCCGTATGACATCTTTACGCCTCCCGTTTTGTATGAATTTTATTATTAAACTTATTACTTTTGATTTTTATCACAGAGCCAGAACCAACCATTCGACCATTGTAATTAACTTTGCTACAAGCCTTAATGGATACTTCGATCTCTTTTGGTTCAATTCTTTCTGTTTTCTTTTCAGTCATTATGAAATATTCCTATTCTTTCTGTATTTACATAAATAATTAACACGCATTTTGACAGGTGCATAAATAGAAGACTTTGGAGTCATTTCCCAAACAAAACCATTGTAATCAAACCCGTAAACACCGGCGCTGCATAGTTCGTCCGGAATAGTTCCATTGAATCGGTTATTAAAATCATCAAGGGCAAGTTCAAGTTTATCTTTGCATTGCTCTATTACTTCGTCAAGAGGTATTTCGCTAGATAAATTTTCAACATACAGATAAAACTTGACGACTCTCTCGTTATCAAATCTCCCAGTCCCTACATAATTATCTTTGTCTTTATTTTCTTCGCCGTCTGGAGTGTGAACAGTTACATAGATATCAGAAGGTTGGTATATATTTTCCCTATTATACTGAGTCCAATTATATATATAATCGTTGGTAATTGTCATCGTTGCGACTAAGGTTTTTAAACCTGCTTTTATTTGTGTCCAAGTGCCTAAGCTCATTATTGTACCGGTACATCTTTGTAAAATGATGATCTTTTTTCATTAAGATTAGAAAGAATAGTATCGTATGTAGCCCTATTCATTTTACTTCTTAAGGTATTTTTTTCTATATAATACTTCTCTCTGTATTCTTCCATATCAGCACCTATGTAATCCTTAAAAGCAAGCGAATACAAATGAGCTAATGCGTATTCTAATACATCAAAACTCGTAGTATATACCCCTTCGTCGTCCATAGGTATGAGGGAAGGTGCAACTCCTTTACTTTGTACAAACCTATTAACTGCAAGATCGGTTAGAGCTAATTGCCCTACTAGACCATCTCTATCAAGTAAATCTTTAACGTATTTATCGGTAATGTATACAGGGTTTATGTAACTCATTTTAAGTTTACCTTTTTAGCTGCTTTGTCAAAATCTAATACTAACCGTTTAACCATTTTTTTATAATAAAAATCCCATGATCTATCCATGAAATGATCTGCTAGTATTCCAAAACCTTTTTTAGGTGTCTTGTGTGGCATTGCCTTTGCAGATTTACTTTTCCTATACCCTCGACCGCTTCCTTCGTGCAATATCTCTGGATAATTATATTTGCCGCTTTTCGTCCTTTTATCTTCAATAAAAAACTCTAAAACAACATTTTTCTTTGGCACTTTATGCCTTATAGCCTTGTCAGCTTCGCCGGAATCTCTATTAAAATCATGATCTCCCCTTGCACGCCTTACCATTTTATTCCCAAAGATTATCAAGGTTTTTCGTAAAGTATCCTGGTAAACTTCAGGCCATTTAGCTAACGAGGCCCTTATTTCGTCAAGCCCCGTTACCTTGATATTCATTTAGTCGGCTTTTTTAAACTCAAGCCCAAAGTAGCCCATAACATCAGCAGTAGCATTGTAATTATGAATCCTTATATAAATGTACGGTGCAGCCATGGAGTCTAGCGATATATACGCTGTCGTCCCTGTCGCCCCTAAAGTGTCAGATGTAACCCAATTATTCGCGATTATATCACCGGTATCACTTGAAAATGATAACTGGTAAGCTAGTGCAGCGGTCGGAGTAGTTCCACCCATTGCAGCGCTAAAAAATTGAAACCCATCATACATCTTCTGGTTACGATCCGCAACTAAGCGATATGGCCCAAAAGTAACCTTTGTACTATCTGCAATAGTGTCTGTGACACCATCAAATAACTCAAGAGCGACTACATTCGAGGGGGTTATTGTTAGCCCCGAAGTGTTGACAATTGTCGTATCTGCATTAGAAATAAATGCAATAGACAGTATAAATAGTATAAATATTTTTTTCATTTTTAACCTTTCTTAATTGTTTGTTTAGATAGATACTTTTTTTCATTAGCCTCAACAGCTTTTACAATTGCGTCGGCATCTATCTTTTTATCATCGACCTTAAAACCATCATCCAAAGCCGCCTTTAAGTCAACAGGATAAACTTTCCTGCTGACTGTTTTTTTATCTTTACCAGTTTTTGACATTAATATTCTCATTATTACCCCTTATGCTATTGCAGCATCAGTGATACCACTCAAGCGATATGCAGCCCGTTTAGTATTGATCTGGAAATTAGAATCCCATTCGATTACATATCCACCGTCAACATTCTGCGTATTGTCTAGAATATATTCAATAGGTGCTGTCTCTGCTCCCATTACTCCAATGCCATCTTCAAAAGAAAGACCATAAATTGAACTTGTGCTAGTCGTCTCTGAAAAATCAAGAATTTCTGACTCGCTAGCATCTTCGCCTGCTTGAATAATTGGAACACCGTTATAAGTAGATGGTGACTCTCCAAAATTGCCGGGAACAAAATTAACATTTGTCGATGTTCTTGATTTTGCCCAAATTCTGGCAACCATTCCGGAACCCATAACAAGAGCCTTGTCGCTTCCACGCATTGCAAGCAGCATTTTATCGAGTTTATTTAGGTCAAGAGATGCAACACCATTAGATATCAACTGATCGCCAGTTATACGACTTTGCAAGCCCGTAAATGACTCACCTGTCCCGTCACCCTTAAAAAATGTTTCATTCCACTTTTTAGCATGTGCGATAATCTGCATTAACTCCTGGGTAACGACCGATGCCCTGCCAGTCCTGCGTACAATTGCCCTGTCGATCTCTACACGACCGCCAGAAATAGCCATATTTTCATCTATCTGCTCAATAGTACCAGCAGAATGGACAAAATCCGTCCCAATCGCTCTAAATGCAGAGGTTGGGAGTGATTTCCAACGATTGACTGACACTTTGCCAGCAATAGCCTTGTCAAACCTCAGCATGTCAAGAACAGGTGCCTCTTTTGTGAATGTTTTTATAACCCCAAACAGTATAGGGTCGGGTACTTGTACGCTTAGTACAGCTTCTGCCATCGTTAAGCCCATGTTTTTACTCCTTGTAAATTGTTTAAAATTAATCTATGTAAAATTGGAGTAAATAAAAAAAGGCCTGCTAATAGCAAAAGGTTTTTTTATTACCCAATGTATCAGCAAGCCACAGCTTGCGGACGAGAATCACAATTCCCGATTTTTAATCATTAGTATCAAGATAGCACAATGTGCCCCAAAAGTCAACACTTATTTTTCAGGATGCCCCATTTTGAATAATTCAGCAGATGTTTTTTTGAACATCTCCGCATTATTAGCGGGTTTATTATTTACCCCGCGCTCGCCTTTATCTTCAGAACCAGCCCCCGATTTTGCGATAATAAATTCTTTGTTATCATCCTTGAACTTTTCAGAATACGCGACAACATCCAAAAATGTATCACCATATTTCCCAACGGGTTTTCCCTCTTCGTCAAAACGAATATCATCACTTGCAATAGCTAATTTTAAGTGAGGTTTTAAAATCTTAGGGTTAATGTTTGCCAGCTTTTCGCTAAAAGCCTCGTATAGTTTTGTTTTGTTTTTCTCGATAGCCTGCAATTTTACGAGTTTATCCTTTTCAGAATTGGATTTCTCCGACTGTTCAAATTTACTTTGCAATGTCTCAAAGTTTCTTGACATTGTAGTGAATTTATCCTCGCCGTCTCTCGATTTAGTAATAAGCGATGTTAGGCCGTCAACTGTCAAACTCTCCGCCGCTATTGCGTCAAGTATCGGTTTTGCATCTTGTAGCGTTTTTGTTAGCGTTTCAACTTGACTATTTAACTCTCCTTTTTTTGCTGCAAGTTTGGTTATTTCGCCGAACTCCGTTTTAAGCTCTGCTACTAATTTATCTCCACCGTCAACACCCTCAAGTGCTGCGAAAATTTGTTCTCTGCCCATTTCCTAAGCTCCCTCTACCAATCTTTTTGGTAATAAATTACGCTTTGGGAAAGATCCCTTATCTATCCCTTTGGCTTTCAAACCTTTTGTATAATTACTTTTATATTTTGCATTATCTTTGCCTATTATTTGCGCTCGTTTTTTCTCGCTTAAACTACCAAGATATTTATTTGCAGCGGCATCATTATATTTTTTCGGCTTTTTACCACCTTGAATAATCCACGGCTCTAGCATGCACAAACAATGTGGATGCGCCGGAATGGACGGTGCGTCACCTTTTAAATATACACCTTTACCAGCTCCATTGTCAATCTCTGCCATTGCATCACATTGATCTGTAATAGGGTGGCTTGGTGACAATAGCCACCGATAGCCACCAACCAAACTATCCTCTTCAATTTCCCTGTGAAAAGCCTCACTATACGACCTTGATAATTCAGTTTTTGCAACTCTGCTATTGTTATAATTAATCTTTTTATTAAAAGCATTGTCAAGCGCACCGTTTAAAATATCCTTGTCTTTACTATTAACCGCATTAATTACGTTTTGATATGATTTTTTTAATGCTTTAGATGGTCTCGATAGTTCCGTTAATCCGTCAACATACTTTTGCGCCTCTTTGATTTTCTTTTTAAATGCAGCGATCTCTTTAGTCGACAACTTGCCTTGGATATGCTTTAGACCCGTTTTATTTAGCTCTGTAATTATATTTGATACATCGCCAACCGTATTAGTTACCTTTTCAATCTCAGTTGTTAATTTCTTCCAGTTGGTTTTAAATGATAATTGTTCTTTGATAACTTTAGTAACTATCTTTTCAGCTTCCAGGGCATTTGCTCTCAATGTCGATGATAATTTAACTCCATCGTACGGAATATTTAAAAAGTAATCTGTCAAAGCTGGAACCGACTTTACCGCTAAGCTACTACCTAACCCAACTTGTGCGCCCGTTACTGATTGCTCAACAATAGCACCCTCAACACCGCTTGAATAATTATTTATATCAAATATCTGCTTAACTTCAAAAGGTATATTATTCCAACTATCAACATCTAGGACATCGCTTATAATAGGTGGATATATGGCTTTGATTTTCTTGGTAGTTTTGCCAGAAATACTTTGCAGCTCGTTTATATCTGATTTAGTTTGCTTTTTAGCCATTAGTCTATTTCTAGCTCGTACATATTATAGCAATCATCGCAGCTATTGCAAGGGGTTTCATTTAAGGCTGTTTCGTAATATTTACAAGTAACACAATCTTTGCGCTTCTTTGCCTTTGTAACTATATTTTCAACAAAAGCCATCCCTGTTTTAATGTTGCCACTCACTTTTTTACCATTCATAATACCGGTTCTCCCTCCGTATTAATATACTATTTAATTATGTCTAACTCTTCGCCATTTCCATTATTATTGTACGATTTTTCTTTCGACATCTCGAAGTCGTAATGGTAAGACTGAGTGTGCCCAAATTGCACATTATACACAACTAAATTTGTTGGCTTAATTGTCAGCCCGCAAATTGTACCAGTTAACTGATCTGGGTCTGTGACCAAGTGTACATTTTCGCCTATCCTGTAGTCTGACTCATATATATACCATCTCCCTTTTTTTAATAATATACCATTTAATCTGCTACTTTTACAACAACATCAACTTCGCTTATTAACTGTTCGATATCATCTTTTGATGCGTTAGGGTTTAACTTTTCAATTAGTTTTTTAATAACATCGGCTTTATTGGCAGTAAGATTCTCTTTGTCAAATACTAGTATCATATCTGCAAGATCGGTAAAGGTTAAGTCGCTAGTTGGCATAAACTCGGTTGGATAGGTTGTTTCTCCGTGCCAGTCTGCGTTTTCTTCGTTTAAATAAACCTTATATATTGTCTCTTCAAATTTATCACACTGCTCTATTAATCGAATAGTTTCTTTTGTACGCGCTATCTTTGGGATTAAAGATATTGCCTTAGCTATTCCGCTTTCTGGCGAAACTTGCTTTAATGATGCGCTAACTCCGCTCTCGTCCATCATATCCAACATCTCAATAATCAATCCAGCTATCCTATCACTATGTACAGCTGGCAAGTGATAATCAGGAGACATATAAAACGGTGCGTTAAGTTTATTATCACCCTCAGCATAAACAAGGGCGTTGTATTTACCCGATGGCATACTTGTAATATCTCCATTAATAACAGCTATTGAATGACCTTGTTTGTCTACAACATGATCTAGCACAGACCCTCTATCATAAATACCTAGCACTATTTTAGCTATTGCATAAGAGTTTGGCATTGGTAGATAGTCGTGGTTATTATCTCGCTCTTGTGATATGATCGGTTTTACCGGCAGAAACCTTTTACCATTAAATGTAAGGGTATTTGCGAAATTCTCTACTACAACCCATTTTTTACCAGTCTGTCGTTTTTCAAGCCTAAACTCTTCAAGCCCCCAAAATCTCCTTGCTTCAATTCTCTTATTGTC